TCTCTCTAACTTACCAGTAATAACAGAGAAATTAGTTTTGAAGCTATGATAGACTCCTGTTCCAAATCCAGTGAAGAAAAGAGTGCTAATGTTTCTTTGAGTAGAAGCAATTCCAACAAATGTTCCAGTCGTTCCCAACCCAACCTTTACAGTTGCAATTCCAATTACGTCATTAGATATTCTAGCTGCAAACAGAGTTTGATTATCTTGTAGGGTAGATGCTGCACCCACAATGTTTAACACATCGATACCGCTTCCGTTTCCTGGAGAATATGTTAATTGATCACCAGTGTTTAAACCATGATCTTTGATATAGATTCCTTTAGTTGGTATATCAACTCTAGTGAGTCCTGCTCCTGGATTTGAAAATACAATTGTTGATCCAATACCCACTCCAACTGCAGTTCCAAGTCCAATACTCTCAGATGGGTCGAAGTAAATTTGTTTATTTAATCTAGGAGCATATGTTGTATTAAATCCTGCCGATATGGTGAGTCTTCTAGGATCTTCTAAAAGAATACTAGTAACTGTGTGAGATGCTCCAACTACACCATTAATACCTCTAAGAACCCTAATTCTTGAATTTAATCGATCAATGTTTAAAACTTTAACTTGCTCGGTTCCAACTACAAGAATATCATTCTCTTTAATCTGAGGGTAGTCTAAATTACCGGTAACTTTAATGTGAGTTACAATACCAGTCGCTCCAACAGTACCAATACCAGATGAGGATGTACCAAGACCTACTATCGCTAATCTATTAGATGAGATTCCAGCTGAATAAAATCCACCAATCTTAGATGAAGTTGTTGATAATCCGGTGATTACGATATTATCAAATTTTTTGTAGTTGTGTGGATTGTCCGCAGAAATTATATACTGATCTTTTGCCCCAGGATAAATTTCAATATTTTCTATGGCGCTAGTAGCAACACTTACGCTTTCAACTTGTTTTCCTTTTAATGTTGCTACTCTAGCAATCGCTCCAGTGCCTTTTGTATCAATATTATTAAATTCTATCCTATCACCAACTTTATAACCATCACCACCTGTTTCTATACCGATTTTTTCAACTTTACCTGGTGTGACCGACAATACTTCAACCTTTTGTTTGAGATTGTTGGGCGTAGAAATATAAGAGTATGAAACATCTCCATCTATTAGATTGTATGGAGCAGTATTTCTACAATATTCAAAATCTTCAATGTCATATACATCTTGATTGGAATCTCCACTGAAGTTGAAGGGTTCTGGTTTTGAATTATATTCCTCACCTATGAGGTATGGAAATACTGGTAACTTGTAACCAGCAAAAATAGAACCCTGACCTTGAGCGAGGGAATCATCAATAGTTGCAAAATATGCATATGTTCCATTTGGGTACTCTGGGGTTATACAGAATCTTCCATTATTTCTGTCAAGAACAGATTCATCAACTACTTTTTTATAAGTGTA